TTAATCTATGGTCTGCTTGTTTTCTTGTAATAGGTTTCTTCCAATAAGCAACATCATGATTATAACAGCATTTAGATAAATCAATACCAAATAAAACATCTGGTATGATGTCGCAATAATTATTTCTGTCCCATTGTTTTCCCATTTTAAATCCACACCTGATATGCATAATCTTTAAAGATTGGAGTTGTATTGTCTGCACCAGATAAATTAAATGTTAATATCACATCAGTATTGTCTCCATCGCAATAAACAATGCCACTTAGAGATTGGGCTGTTGCATCTTCGGTACTACCACCATCTGTTGAAACATCATAAGTAAATGTTCCACCACCATCAACTGTTCCTATTGTAAATATTGCATCTACATTACTTGTGATTGTCTTTTGAGTTGTAGTTAATGTTCCAGAAGAACCAATTTGATAATATACTGTGTCTAAATCAACATTTGCTGAATAACTCATACATCCACCACCAGAACCAGATGACTGACATTTTCCTTGACAATTTACAATAAAATGTCCAGATAATCCAGAAAAATTTCTTTTATATGTGCCATTTAAATACAAATTCCATGAATCTGCTCCATCTTTAATTAATAACCAAACTCCATCTACTAAATCATTATAAACTGCTGAGTAAGGAGAACTTGGGTCAGAAAGGTTTTCTATTTTATCAGTTATTACAGTTGCACCAAAAAGAACCTGTATTTGTGCTTGTGAATAATCCATTGCTTGTGAAGCTGAACCTCCTGCATCAAAACTTAAACTTGATAAAGTAAATTTTAAAACATCAAAATCAGTATCACTTTCTAACTTAGCAGTACTACTCGCATTTTGTGGAGAACTTTGATTTGATGAACCAGAAGCTACAAATTCCATTTGTGTGTTTTGTTCTGTGACTGTTGCCGCTCCATTTGATGTTGTTTCTGTTTTTGTCCATAACCCCGCATCAAAAGAATTATCACTAAAGTTATCATAAATAGTTAATGCTAAAATAAAACCATCTAAATCTGCGTCATATTCAATTCCAGAACTTGAATCTACTGTATTATTTTGTCCTGTAGCATCAATAAATATATCTGTATTTGCATAAGTGTAAGTTTTATCTGTTAATCCCGCATCTATTGCTAATGTTGTTGCCTGATTTATTACTTCTAAAGATGTAACTACATTATTTGTTCCTGCATAAAATGTATTAACTTCACTTGCATAAAGCACATCGCCATCAACTTTTGGAAAAGTTCCTTCTGTCATTTTATTTATCTGTAATGGCTACCCCATAACCATATAATTTTGGTGTGACAGTTGTATCTGTAGTGGCTAAATTAAATTTAAGTGCTATATCACCCGTTGAAAACGAGCTTGTATCAATTGCAGTATTTAGTGCTTGAGCAGTTAAACCAAATGTAGAACCACCATCGTCACTAACATCTACTGTTATTGATGTTCCTGTTTGCAAAGTAGTTTTTCCATAAACTACAATTGAATCTGGGACTACTTCGTTTATTATTGTATTTGTTTCAACTGTTTCTGACGGCGGATAAGTATCTCCTGGATTATACACTCCCTCATTTTCAAGAGTATCAGATTGTGTTGTATCGGGTAGAGAATAAGTTGTTTTATAATCAACATTAGTACCATCCCAAGTTATTGATTTTTTTGTTAAAACAATAACATTAGCAGTATTATGCCCTTCTCCATCTGTATTAGATACATACAATCTACAGTTAACTGGATTATTTATATCATCTCCACTTGTATCAGTCCCCAATTCATTTGAGGTATTTGTTTCTGGGTCATTTGATTCAAAATCTATAATGTTTTTTACGGTTCCTGAAGGAATTTCCCATCTTGATATTAAACGATTCGTATTAGCACCTGTTTCTACCATTGTTGCAGATACATAACTCCAAGAATTTACATTTGTATTATCTGTGGTTGCAGAAAATGTCCCTGTATTTGTTGATGACCCAGAATCACTTGTGGTTAATGTAGCTTTATACCCTCTTGCACCAACATCAGAACTACTTGAAACCTTAATTGAGGTAACTGTGTCATATCCACTTATTTCATTATTATAAAATAATCTTCGATATATAACAGCTTTTTGAACAGACTCTGAATTAGTATCTGAATTAGTATCGTAAATAATCCATTTTCCTGAAGAAAATTGATATATACCATCTGCATTAATTGGTCCATTACTAGCCTCTATAATTACATAATAATTAACATCAGCTAAAATAGAAATATCTTTTAATTCATATTTGTCAGCATTAAAACAAGCAGTACTTGTTCCAGTATCAATAGTATTTTTAGCACCATTTGAATCAGTAAATTCATCTGCTCCCAAATAATCAGTATTAGACCAATTAGTTGCATCACTTACAACTTGCTCGTATGCTAATTGTGCAAGAGGACTTCCATATCCGCTTAAAACTTCAGTTGCATTTGCTACTTGTCCATTTACGATTGTCATTTTTAAAATTAATTAATATAACTATATAAATAATATTTGATTTTTAAATATTAAAATATAAACTATATAGTTATTTATTTATTACCTCCATTGTTAATTTAAAACCTCAAAAGTTTGTTCAATTCTAAGTTCGTTAGTACCATCGAATGTTAATGATGGTATACCAGTTCTACTCCAAACACTTCCCGTAGCATCTGTTCCAGATGCCATAGCAAATTCAGCTAATTGAATTCCACTCATTTCCACACTGTTCCAATCGGCTTGCCATTTAATTTTATTAGATGATGGAAACGTTGTAGATGTTAATGCTTGAACATCTGCCCCACTAATTAAAGCATTAGTGGTAGCAACGCTTGTTCCACTACCTTTACCTATAAACATATTTGATGGATAATCTGTTATACTTCCACCTATAAAAAGGGCAATTCTATCTCGCCCATAGTTACTTACAGTCATTTTTTATCCTCCATTTTATTTATCATTTTAATAATAACATCCTGACCAAGTTTTATTCCATAAACTTACTTGAGTTCCTAATTTACTTGTTCCTAAAATTGCTGCAGAAGTATTTCCTAAAACAAAACTTATATTTGCAGTGTCTCCCCATTTACCAGTTCCCCATATTCCAAAGTCTGTACTTCCCCAAATTAAAGCATCGCCGGCAATACTTCTTTGTGAAACAGCACAACCACTTTGTTTAATAGTTATTGAACCAGTTGTAAATTCAAATCTACTTAAAATATCACTTGAATCAATATCTTGTGCTTGAATAATTCTAACATCATTAATTAAATTTTTAATTGTATCAGTAATATTATCTAATTTTTTATTTACTTGTAATATTAAAACATTTTCAGTTTCATTTTTTGTTTTATTAAAATCATATTGAACTTCTAAAACATCATATGTTTTATTTGTAATTCCTTGTTGTGGTAAATTAACTATTGCAGTTTGAGAAGGAGTAACATCTATTAAACCATGAACATTTAATGTTCCTTCTTTTTTAGGTTCATTAGTTAATGCTAATTCAACTGCTAATCTTTCTTGTGCAGTATCTGGGTCTTTAATTTCTTTATCTATAATCTTTTTAATTCTTTTTCCATATTTCTTTATACTATTATTATCCCTTCCAACTTTAACTATAGGTAAACTTCTACTATAATCAATAGTTATTAATGTTCCACTTGCTGGTAAGGCATCATAACCTATTGAAGTTCCACTTGTAAATGATATTGCTTGGTCATCATAATTAACTAAATAATCAACTCCACTTGTTGGTATAATATTCATATTTGCAATTCCACCTTTTTGTCTTGTAAAGGCAGTAATTGGACTGCCAACATCAACTTGAGTATTATGAGGTTTATATGTTAAAGTAAATAAACTTCCAGCTCCATCAGCTGTAAATTCTTCTTTTATTGAATCTAAATATCTATCTCCATATACCCAAATTTCATTAAATACAGTATCTCTTTTTTCAATAAAATTAGCTCTTATTACATTAGTATTATTAAATGTTTTTCCACTACTATTAATAGATTTTTCTTTAAAATGTAAATCTTTATTTTCATCAACATAAAACGTATAATTAGATAATTCTGCTAATTTTTTAACTGCATCAAAAACTGGAGTATGACTAAATGCTATTCTTGAAACAGTAGTTGAAGAATCATCTACATTAGTTACGGTAATATCATCAGTATATTTAGCTATAATATCCTTAACTATTGAACCTGCTGGTAATGTTGTATAAACTTCTGGCTCAACTGTTCTATCCATTAATCTTGCAGTATAATCTCTACCTTTAATTAATAATTGTTGTTTTATTTCTCTACTTGGAAATCTTTTTGTTTCTAATAGACCAGTAAAAACATTAGTTGTTGCAGGATTAGTATCTTTATCAGCATAAATTTTAACTTCATCTCCTACAATATAATTACCCGAATTTTTACCATCTAAATTATCAATTGTTGCTGAAAAATTAGATGATTTATTCATTTCGCCGATACTACGTCTAACTTGAATATCAAAAGCATCTGATACTGTGCTTCCACCAATTGTCATTTTATCATAAATTGTCATTGTTGTGATACTCCTGAAATTTTACCTAATAAATCTTCTTGAAAATTAAAAGACATTTTTTCAATAAATTCTGCACCATCTTGAGTAAATACATCACCTTCTACTGTTATATTAAATTCTCTTTCTATTATTTTATTATGAGCTTCTTCAGTTGCTGCAACTGTTTGCCTATCAAATTCTTGCATTGATTTAAATTCATCAACTTTTATTCTATTTATTTCAGCTTCAATATCCATTTTTGGTAATTTAGCTCCTGAAAAAGTAACATTACCTATCTCTCCAATATTAATACCAAGTCTACCAAGTGCTGCATTTATACCTTTGATTAATTGATTAACTATCCAAATTATTTTATTTACAGAACCTGCAATATTTGTTACGATACCATCCCATATACTAGCAATAAAATTACCTATTCCTCCAAATACTCTAATTGTAAGTTTATCTAAGAAAAACATAATATTTGCAAAATCTCTTGCAAATGCTATTCCAACAAGTTTAAACATATAAGCAAATTCAGCCCAATGATTTTTAACTTTTGTAATTATAGCTATAAGTCCACCAATTATTAAAATAACACCGAGTATAATTGCACCTATAACAGTAAATACTGAAACTGCAATCATTATTACTCCACCTAATATTAAAATAGCAGATGTAATTGCTGCAATTTTTACAATTAATTCTTGAGTTTCAGGAGATAATTCTTTCCATTTATTAATTATTTTATCAATTGCAGGTATCATATCATCTCTTATAATTGGTGTTAATGTATCACCAATTTCACTACCAATAATTGTAAATTTATTTTTTAATATACCTAATTGAGATTCTAATGTATTGTATCTTTTTTCTGCTTCTTCTACTAATGCTATATTTTCTTCCCAAGCATTAGTACCTGTTTCAAATGTTCTTGATACTAAATCTCCAGCATTTGCTAAAGATAAAAATGCTCTTGTAGTTCTTATTCCACCTAAACCAACATCATCTAAAGTAGTTATTGCTTGATTTCCTTGAGTACCTAAACCTAATACAAATTTTTCAAATGCTTTACTTGCATCTTCTTTCCATAAATCTTGAAATTCAATTGAAGCCATACCTGCAGTTTTTGCAAATATTTCTAATTTATCATCAGAAGTAGTTACTGATTTAGTTATAGCTAATAATGCTTTCTGCATTGCTGAACCACCTGCTTCTGCTTGAACACCAACTGAACTTAATGCTGCACTAATACTAAATACTTCATCTGTTGTAAATCCAGCAATTTTACCTGCTCCTGCAATTCTTTGAGCAAAAGTAGAAATTTCAACTTCTGTTGTAGCAAAATTATTACCTAAATCAACAATAACCGCACCCATTCTATCTACATTTTCTAATGGTTCTTGCATTACATTAGCAATTCTTGCAAAATCAGTTGCTGCTTGTTCTGCTGTCAAATTAGTAGTAGCTGAAATATCAGCAACAGTTCTAGTAAATTTAGCTAAATTATCAACTCCTTCAACACCTAATTGTCCAGCTATTTCACCTATTTTAGATAATTCTACAAATGTTACTGGTATCTCGGTAGACATATCTTTAAATTTTTGTTCTAATTCTGCAAAACCTTTTTCTGTTAAATCAACAGTCTTTCTTACTCCAGTAAATGCTGATTCAAAACCGATAGCAGTTTGAACTGCTTTCCCTAATCCAAATGCAATTGCTCCACCAACTGCAGCCATTCCTATTCCTGCTTTTCGAACAGAAGCCATACTAATTTTAGCTTTTTTAAATACTCCAGAAAAATTATCTACAGCATTTATTAAAATGTTTACATTTGCTGCTCCACCTAATGATGCCATTACTTTCTTTTACCTCTTTTAGATTTATTCATTGCTTTTTTGTGTGCTGATGCTTCCATTTTTGCTCGTCTATTATGCTCTTGCATTAATAAGTTTATTTCAGAAAATGTTAATTTTGGTACAGTAAAAAATGTGTAACCTTGTTCATGTAAAAAATAATACAATGAATTGTGATTATTCTTTTTTACTGAGTCCGAAAATTTTCAAGTTCTTTTTCTACAATCTTTTTACGACCTTCATTAACTAATTCTGATTGACTAGTTCCAACACTTATACTAAATATAGCAATAGCAATAGCAGTAATCATTAAAGATTTACCAGCTGCCTTTAAAGATATTCTATCATCTTCTTTAAAAACTGGATTCTTACAATGTGCTATAACAACGTCAATATCTGTATCTGTATCTGTTTCAGTCCCTTTTGATTGTTTTACAATTTTAGAAAGTTCTCCTTTTGTTAAAGGTGTAACAGATACTGTTGGTTTATTTGGCAGTGTTTCTAAGATAACATCTACCGGTATTAATTCACCGTTTGTATCTCTTTCGAAAAAGATTTCTTCTTTTTTTAGATATTCCATTTTTTACCTCCTTATTTTATATATTATAAAATAGTTCTACCAAGGATTATGTTTTTCAACCAAATCATCAGTATGTAATATACAATCTTCTGGATTAATAGTAACTGAATATTCGTTAATACCTTCTGATGGACTTGGACTTTCAAAATTTGTAATCTTACAACCACTCATTGTAAAAAATCCTTGTTCACTTCCGGTACTAATAACTGCTTCAATTCCCATATTAAATGTACTTCCACCTTGCCAATATTGTTCATATAACGTCTTTCCCCAAGTTGTATTAGCATCTAAATTTAAATTAATTTCATAATCTCTATTTAATGGTGCTAAACTATCAATAACTTTACTTCCATTATCATAATGTCTTCTTTCTAAATTATTAGTAAGAGTCCATCCAACTTCATTAACTTCGTTAATTTTAGTTCCTGATGGTAAATGTACTTGAACATCACTAAAAATATATGGTCTTGATGTATCTTCATTTGCTATTGTAGGTAAATCTGTTGTCTTACTTCCTAATACTAAATTTTGTGCTATATAATTTAATTCACATGTTACTGGCTCACCTTGAGCTGCTGTAAAACTTAAACTATTAATAGCACAACCTTTATATGTTCTAACTTGATGATATCCATCTCCTTTTTGTGCTTTTTTACTATCTATAATAGTAAAAGATGGGAAATTCATATTGTTATTAGTTCCACTTATATAAGCATAAGAATCATCACTATTAATTTCACTCATTACGTGTGAATATGGTGTTGGACTTCCTGCATCAACATTACTACCTAATGCCAAACCAAACATATTGAATGTTTGTGGATGATATGTAACTGTTCCTTCATAATCTTTAGCAGTACTTATAAATTTGTCAACATTTCTATTAGATTGTCCTGTATATCTGAGATTAACTATATTTTCATTATCTGTAGGTGTGTGGTCATTAACTAATCCAATCCAGTATTTTGAACCAGCTGGTTCAGCATATGTACCACTTTCGAATTGAAACACTACTGTGTTTGTATCTGCAATAAATAAACTCATTTTTTTAAACCTCCTTTCATTTTATTAAAGTATAACTTTATATTCAGTAGTAATAATTTTCCGATGGATTAAATTGTCGCCTTGGGGTTCAACAATCGGTACAACTGAAGTAATATTTAATTCATGGATTTCTTCTGCATCTGTTGAAGAAGTTCCAAATTGATTTGTTCTTAAAGTATTCATAACATTTTGTGTAATATTATCTACTTCTTTAGCATTTCTTGAATATATTTGTATTTCTAAATTAATTGTAGTCCATTGTTTTTCTGACTGCATTCCTAATTTTTTAGAATTAATACCTGTAGTCATAACTGTAATCAATGGATACTGTGTTTTTCTTTTTGGGAAAGCCGTATTGACAAATCCAATTCCATTAGTTCTTAACAAAGGGTCTGTAACGTTTGTTCTTAATAAATCTCTAATAAATAGAACGGTATCTGAAATAAATGTTGAACTAGAAATTACCATTATAAATTTACAACTTGGCAATAAGGACAAATTCCTTTATCTAATACTTCAGGTAATTGTTTTCTACAAGAAATACATTTTCTACCAGTTAATTTAACTTTAATTTCAACTGGTTTAGATATAGTAATAGAAGAAAGATATTTTTTTAATCTTTTAGTATCTGTTATATGTAAACCTAAATCTTCATTATTATTAACAGCATCTATTAATTTTTCAATTGTTTGATATTTATTATAAAGCATTTCTGCTTCAGAAAAACTTATACCATACAAATCTTCTATTTTTTTAAATTCTTCGTTCATTTTATCCTCACTTGGATTTAATTAATATTACTCACTTGTAATATATAAGTTATTAAATATTATTTTATTTATAAATATTAAAATTAGAACTATATAGTTATAAGATTTCGTTTAATTATATTTTTAGTTATATCTACTATTTTTTGACGATTTCTTTCCATACTATTCCTGAAATGTCTTCGTTCTGGAATATGAATTGTTCCATATTCCATATATTTAGCATGTTCAACATCACTAAATACTACTGCTGAAGTTGCCGAAGTTCCTACTTTAATAGAACGTTTAAATTTACCTGTATCAACACTTCGTGGTTCTGCTTTATTACCAGCAATACTTTCTTTAACTTCATCCTTTAATTCATTACCACCTTTAATCATTCCTTCTGTAATACCAGTATCTACTCCTAATTTCTTTCGAGTAATAAATGCCATTGCTCGTGGTATTCCTTCAATTTTAATTGAAATTGCCATATTAGAAAAGACTTCCTGCTAATGTTTGTCTTAAATACATTTTATTATAAATTGTACTACCGGCAGAATCATATCTTGTAATACCATCTGGAATTATAGTATATTTATCACCTTGAATATCAATTAATAAATTACCACTTGTATTTAAAGAACCTGTGTATAAAATTTTATCTTTAGTTAATATTTTTCCTTGTTGTAATAATAACGCTTCAGATGAACCTTGTGATGAATGCATTGGAAATATTAATCCACTTGTTAATATGCTTCCAGTAAGTGTTTGTGTAACAACATCATCATAGTCAGAATTAACATTAGTATAATTAATTATATTAAATGTGTCAACTATACCGGACATAGAAAACAATTTGTTTAGTCCCATTATTAATTTGTCATTTATAGTTGTTCCTGTATAAATTGTTTCAGAAGCTTCTGTACCAAAATATTGTACTATAATAATTTGGTCATCCCAAATTGGTAAATTAAATGTAATTGTAGTAGATGCTACTTTATTACTAATGGTACATTGTGAATCATTACTTAATAATAATCCATCTAAAAATACTAATAAACTATTATTACTTGTTAATTGAGTATTGGATAATATTAGAATTCGACTTGTACCACCTGAACTTCCTGAACAATTAGCTCCAGTATAGTTTTCAATTGTCATTAATTCATCTCCACCTTAGTTATTGTTTCATTTGAATTTATTACTTGACATTCATTTATTAGATTATTCTTCTTTTCACAAAGTAAATATATTTGGTCTTTTCCTATTGAAACATTTTTTACTTCTGTTTCTATTGGTTTTTCAAATGGTATCCAACCATCTCTACATGTTTTGTAAGTAGTACGATTTAAATCTTCACTAAAGAAATAACATCTTGAAGAAATTCCCTCTTTGTTTGGAGAGCTTAATTTATCACAAGTAATTGGCTTACATGTAATGCTTTCTCCATCTGTTCCAAAATAAATATTTGTTGTATCTGCACTAAATCCTCCAGTTAAAACTAAAGTTAGCACTAATCCCATTATTGCACTTATTGTTCCAGTATTTGTTAATGCTTGTTTAGTTACCATTTTATTTTTATTCCTACAATTATTTTGTTTTTCATTTTAATTACCTATCCTCACAAGATTTATATTAGCAGAATATAGATTTGCTGTTCCTCCACCA